CGTTATGCTCAGGATATCTACGAGGGAATGCTAGAATATTTTGGCAAGTAAATGAAGCAGCGGGGCCCGGTAAGCGGGGCCCGCTAAACACACACTAAACAAACACAATTAAAAATATGGAAATAAAAAAACTATTAGAAATTGAAAGCATAGTAAGCGGTCGCAAAACACCCTCAGATATGTTTGATGATTCACTAAACACACACTATTCAAAAAGCAGAGGTGAAAAAATAAATATAATGGATATGCACTTACCTCACTTGGTAAGGGCTTATAGTAATTTATTGGAAGACTTTTATTCCAGTACCAGTTATAATGAAGGTTATAATAAAGGTTATAATAAAGCTTTAGATGATAGATTAAAAGAAGTTTTAAAAATGAATAGAAAGTCTTAAAAAAATAGGGGGCTAAGCCCCCTACTCTATTACTTTTTTATTTTCTTTGCATGAATTTTAATTCCTTCAGGATGGTCAGTATCTATATTGACAATAACTTTTTCGTCGGGTTTTAAGTCCATGCTTTCTATTTCAATAGCTTTTTCTACTGATTCATAAATTAATTGCATTAATTTATCTTTTAATGAATTTTCTGCAATGTTATTCATGCTTCCTCAGAAGGAAGCATTAACACTTTTAAAAGTTCATTATCGATAGCAGTTGTAAACTTATACTGGTCAAATCTAGGGTTGTCGTTGCTTAACACCCCTATAAATAAATTTACTAAAGGATAATGATTGTAGTCTTTATCTTTGCTTTTCTCAAAGATAACATAGTCTTTGATAGCTTTAACAATTTTTATATAATCTTTTTTAGTCATACTTTCTCCTATTGGTTGAATGATTAAGGGGCGAGTGTATCGCCCCCTATTTTCAACCCAACATTGAAAACTATTTATCTTTTGTTGGGTATTGTATTTCGTCTATTTGTCGTTGCAGATTATCAATAATTGAATGAGCTGCATTAATTTGGCTTTGTTGTTCGTTCATGCGTTTAGCAATGATATCAAGTGTTTGTTTCATTGCGTCTGCAAAACCAACGACAGTAGTATTCTTATCTATTTTCATAGACCCTCCTTGTTGGAAATATTATGAAAGTAAGGGGGCGTGTAGCCCCCTTATTCTTTTACTTGTTGTCAAGATTCCAAAGTATTTCTTGGAACTTTGATTTAGCAATTCTAGACAACCAGCGACCTCTAGTTTCGTTCGCTGCGTTTACTTGCAGTCCGATATGATTCTTAACATCGTCAAGAGTAATTATATCTTTCTGTAAGAATTGATGTCGAGCAAAAACCTCTCTGTAATTGTCTTGGGTTATTTCTCCCATTCCAATCGCTGCCGCCCCTAATACTAGGTAGTTGGTTGCGTCTGCATAAGGCAGGTTGAAAAAGTTCAAGGCTGTGCCTTGTTCTTTGTCTTCCTTGTTATAGCAGATACTTTGATAATCTTTGATTTTGCTTAAATCAACACGTAAGGTCATAATATTTCCTTGTTGGATTGTTTATATCTTTCTTGGTAGACTTTCTATTTCGTCCCCTACTGTTGTTTCGAGGTGTCGAGGTTGTCGGTCATTTGCTCAACCAAGCTTGATATAAGTATACATTTAAACTAATTAAAAGATAATACAAGATAATAAATTAATTTATTTTAAATTAGTTGTGGATAACTTTTTATTACATTTTATTATATTATTCTTATTCTTTTCACGTGAAAAGAGAGAAGGGCGGTCTACCCTTTTCTAAATTTTTTTTAGGTAACCCCTCCTCCTCCCAAATACTCTAAACTTTTGCTATACCCCCCACCCCCCGTTTTCGGGCGGGCGGTTTTTGAGAGAGGACATTTAGACAATGATTTATACAAACATATAGTATAAAAAAGATACAATGAATAAACCATCAGCCGAAGAATTAAAGCTGCTGCTTCGTGAACACGAACTAAAACTTAAAGATGCAGCGCAAGATAATTTTTTAAATTTTGCTAGAATAATGTGGCCAGACTTTGTTAAAGGGCCCCACCACCTTAGAACTGCGTCTAAGCTTCAAGAATTAGCTGAAGGAAAAATAAAACGTTTAATCGTGAACATGCCACCAAGACACACTAAATCTGAATTTGCATCTTTTTTATTTCCTGCTTATATGATGGGAATAAATCCTAAATTAAAAATAATTCAAACAACACACACAGCGGAACTTGCTTACCGGTTCGGTCGTAAAGTAAGAAACTTAATGGGAACAACTGAATATCAAAATGTTTTTAATAATGTATCATTAAGTGTAGATAGTAAAGCAGCAGGTAGATGGGAAACAAACCATGGTGGAGAATATTTTGCAGCAGGTACCGGCGGTGCGATAACCGGGCGTGGTGCAGATTTATTAATTATTGATGATCCACATTCCGAGCAAGATGCATTAAGTGAAACTGCAATGGATAATGCTTATGAATGGTATACCTCTGGTCCTCGTCAACGTTTACAACCAGGCGGGCGCATTTTAATTGTTATGACTCGTTGGTCAACAAAAGATTTAACAGGACAATTAATGAAAGCACAAACAGAACCTAAAGCTGATCAATGGGAGGTAATTGAATTTCCTGCAATCTTACCAAGTAATAAACCTATTTGGCCACAGTATTGGAAACTAGAAGAATTAGAATCTGTTAAAGCTTCTTTATCAGAACAAAAATGGCAAGCACAATGGCAACAACAACCAACCTCTGAAGAAGGTTCCATTATCAAACGTGAGTGGTGGCAAGTATGGGATAAAGAAAAATTACCAGATTTAATTCACGTTATTCAAAGTTATGATACAGCATATAGTAGAAAAGAAACTGCTGACTATAGTGCTATTAGCACGTGGGGAATTTTTTACCCTGAAGAAGGAGCAAAGCCTCATGTTATGTTAGTTGATTGTAAAAAAGGAAGATGGGATTTTCCTGAGTTAAAAAGAATTGCTATGGATGAATATAATTTTTGGGAACCAGAAACAATTATTGTGGAAGCAAAAGCAAGTGGTATGCCTCTTACACAAGAATTAAGAACATTAGGAATTCCAGTTGTTAACTTTACACCAAGCAAAGGAAATGATAAACATGTACGTGTGAATTCTGTTTCACCTTTATTTGAAGCTGGTATGGTATGGCGCCCAGATGAAAGATGGACAGAAGACATGGTGGAAGAGTGTGCGGCTTTTCCATACGGTGAACATGATGATTTAGTAGACAGTATGACCCAAGCTATGTTAAGGTTTCGTCAAGGTAATTTTGTTGTTCATCCAGAGGATTATGAAGATCCTCCATTGCAAATTGGTATGCAACGAAATTATTATTAGGAGGGCTTATGGTCGAGAGTAGAGTAAAACAATTAAGAGATCTTTTAGAAGATGCAAAAGCAATAGGAGATCAGGACCAAATAGATATCATTGAACAAGAATTATTTTTAATTAATCCTAAATATGTTAGAGCAAGTAAAGGTGGCCATGTAAAAAGTTCAGCAGAAACTTCTGTAATTAAAGGAGCAGCAACCAAGGGAAGTGCCCAGGGGTCCACGATCCCCGGACCAAAAGCCAAGGGTTCAGCAGAAGGTTCCGTTATTAAAATGAAATCAGGTGGCCTAGCGAAACGTGGTTACGGAAAGGCAAGAAGATAATGGCTGTTGACAAAAGAATTACAGGAGTATCAAATCCTGATTTAGAAGTTGAAGAAACAGTTGATATAGAATCAAGCGATGTTGTTAATAGACTTAATAACGATGAAGAAATAGAAGTTCAAGAAACAGAAGAAGGTGGAGCAGTTATTGATTTTGATCCGTCAGCTAAGCCACTTGAAGCAGGGTTCGCTGACAATTTAGCAGAAGTTTTAGATGACCAAACGTTAGGAAAGATAGCTTCTGATTTAATTCAAGAATTTGACTCGGACCACGAATCACGGCACGAGTGGGAATTTTCATATACCAAAGGTTTAGATTTATTAGGTTTTAAATATAATGAAAGAACAGAACCATTTCAGGGCGCAAGTAGTGTAACACATCCTTTATTAGCAGAATCAGTTACAGCTTTTCAAGCGCAAGCTTTTAAAGAATTATTACCACCAGCAGGACCAGTAAAAACAGAAGTTTTAGGTGTAGAAACACCAGAAATTATTGCGCAAGCAGATAGAGTTCAAGATTTTATGAATTATCAGATCACTGATAAGATGGAAGAGTATACACCAGACATGGATCAGTTGCTTTTTCACTTACCACTTGCAGGATCTGCTTTCAAAAAAATTTATTATGACGCTACAAGACAAACAGCAGTGTCAAAATTTATACCAAGTGAGGATTTAGTAGTAAATTATTTAGCAACTGACCTACAATCAGCAGAACGTGTAACACATATTGTAAAAATGTCGGAAAATGAGCTTTTAAAACAGCAAGTTGCAGGGTTCTATAGAGATATTGAGGTACAAGTTAGCGATGAAGAGACAGAAATACAGAAAAAATACAACCAATTAGAGGGAGTTAACAAAGTTGCCTATTCTGATGACGTTTATACCTTGTATGAAATGCATTGTGACTTAGATATTCCAGGATTTGAAGATATGGATGGCGATTCAGGTGAACCTACAGGTATTAAAGTACCATATGTGGTAACTGTTGATAAGGGATCTAATAAAATCTTATCTATTTACCGAAACTACAAAGAAGATGACCCTCTTAGAAAAAAAATAGAATATTTTGTTCATTATAAGTTTTTACCTGGTCTTGGTTTTTACGGTTTTGGTCTTATTCACATGCTTGGAGGGTTATCACGAACAGCTACCTCTACACTTCGTCAACTTATTGATGCAGGAACATTATCAAATCTACCTGCAGGGTTTAAAGCTAAAGGATTACGTATTGCCGGTGATGATTCACCATTACAACCAGGAGAATTTAGAGATATAGACGCACCAAGTGGGGACTTACGAGCTGGCTTAATGCCACTTCCATATAAAGGCCCTGATCAAGTGCTATTTCAGTTATTAGGTTTTTGTGTAGACGCTGGACAAAAATTTGCAGCTATTGCTGATATGAAAATATCAGAAACAAACACAAATGCACCTGTCGGAACCACCCTCGCTATGATGGAACAAGGCGCTAAAGTAATGAGCGCTATTCATAAACGTTTGCACTATTCACAAAAACATGAGTTTAAATTACTAGCAAGTGTTTTCGGTACCTTCCTTCCTCCGGAGTATCCGTACATGGTTGTGGGTGGAAATCAAATGGTCAAACAAACAGATTTTGATGACAGAGTTGATGTTATCCCTGTTTCAGACCCTAACATGTTCTCGATGTCTCAACGTGTGGCAATGGCTCAAATGCAATTGCAATTAGCTCAAGCTGCACCGGACCAACATAACTTATATGAAGCATACCGCCGTATGTATCAATCGTTAAATGTTCAAAACATCGAGGCTCTTTTACCTCCACCTCCTCAACCTCAACCAATTGATCCTGGTGTAGAGAATGCAATGGCATTGGGTTTAAAATCTCTTCGTGCTTTTGAAGGACAGAATCATCAAGCTCACATTGATGCTCATAGAGCATTTATGTCTAGTTCATTAGTTAAAGCAAACTTACAAGTTTTAGCTTTATTACAAGGACATATTTCAGAACATGTAGCATTAATGGCACGTGAAGAAGTTATGCAACAAGCAGGACCACAATTACAACAAATGCAGATGCAGATGCAGCAAAATCCTATGATGGGTCAAAATCCACAAATGCAACAACAAATGCAACAATCTAAACTGCAGATTGAATCAGAAGTTGCACAGCGTATCGCTCAGATAACTAATAATATGGTAGCTGAAGAACAAGATATGTTAGAAGCAGATGGAGCTGATCAATTAGTAGAGCTTCGTGAAAAAGAATTAGAGATTCAAGCGGCTGATGTTCAACGAAAAGTCAATGAAGGCAAGGAAAAAATAGCTTTAGATAAAATGAAGTTTGATCAAAAAGAAGATCTTCAATCACAAAAGATAGACTCTATCGAAGACATTGCTGAATTAAGAGCTAGGGTAGCTTTAAAGAAAATGGACGATCAAAAACCGAAAAGATAAAAATATGATAGGGGATGCTGATAGATTAATTAATGAAATATACGCTAAAGCAAGAGATATTATAGAAAAAGAAAAATTAAATCCTATTGATTTCTCAGGGGCTTTGATAAATGTAGCTAAACTTATTCTTATAGAAGAGGTAGGAGCAAGAGATGCACAAATCTTATTTGATTTTGCTGATAAAAGTTTTATAATAGAATCTGAACAAATAACATATCATTAAAGGAATTATTATGGATAACCCAAAACCAAAATACATTAACGGAAGTTTGTACCCTAATGCAAAAATGACTGTATCTACAGATATGAATCCTTATGCAGGAAAATTTGTTAATCAAGAAAAAATTATTGATGTATATACAGCTAGTGCGAAAGGACCAAAAGTTAAAGATAACTTAGGTGCTGGACCAAAAGGACAACGAAGTAAAATGCAAATTAAAAAGGTAGCATTCAAAGGTTTAAAATAGTATACTTTGCTACTTTAACAAAGGAGGTTATATGAACCTATTAAAAGATCTGTGGGAACACATTAAAGAGTGGAGCCAATGGAAAATGAAGGATTGGATCAAAGCGGCTATCGTAGCCATTGTAGTTATCTGGGTAATTAGCTGGATGACAGGCGGAGCTGCATAAAATGTTTGGCATCATTCAAGGAATTATAGGAGGCCAAGGTGGTGCATTAAAAACTATTGCTAAAGTGGTCGATGATTTGCACACCTCAGAGGGGGAAAAGCTAGATAAAAAAATATTAATGCAGCGTATTCAACAAAAAATCGCTGAAAAACAATTAGACGTAAATGCAAAAGAAGCAGGTCATCGATCCGTATTTGTTGCTGGGTGGCGCCCGGCGATTGGCTGGTGCGGAGCCCTGGCGCTGTTCTTCGCCTTTATCCTATCTCCCTGTATTGATTGGTATGCAAAATTTTCAGGTATAGATATTGTCCCACCTGCCATAGAAACTGGGCCCCTTCTAGCAATTGTCACTTCAATGCTCGGCGTATCGGGCCTCAGAACTTTTGAGAAGGCAAAGGGTCTTACTAAATAATGGCTAGATTATCAGCAAAAAATTTAACTGTTCCACAAATGAAAGCTAATGCTGCAGGAATGAAAGCACAAATTGCAAGTAAACCTAAAGGCGATCCAACAGGTATGAAATTAAAAGGTCAACCATTAACAGGCGCAGCCGTTAATAAAAAAAAGGGTGGAAGTGTAAAGAAGAAAAAAGGATTATATTATAATATAAACAAAAGAAAAAAAGCAGGGACAAGTAGATCTAAAAAGAAATCTACTATTAGTCCTAAGGCTTATGCTAATATGAAAAAAGGTTTCCCTAAGAAAAAGAAAAAATAATGCCTTTCAAATCAGAGAAGCAGAGAAAATATTTATTTGCAAATGAGCCAGAAATTGCTAAGAAGTGGGCTAAGAATTATAAACATGGTGGTTTTGTGATTGTTAAACCTAGAGGGTTCGGTCGTATGCTATCAAACAAAAGACCTAAAACTAAAATATATACATGAGCTTAGAAGAGAGAATTATGGAACATGAAGGATTTGTTCCAAAAATTTATAAAGATACCCTTGGATTTGCTACAATAGGTTATGGCCATTTAGTAAAACCAACAGATGTTTTTGAAGAAGGAGTAGAATATCCTGAAGAAGAACTTTATGAATTATTTTTAACAGACTTACAAGAAGCGAAAGAAGGAGCTAATACTTTAGTAGGTCATATTAAAGATCTTCATCCTAATGCTTGGGAATGTATCGTGGAAATGGTATATCAACTTGGTACTACAGGGGTTATGAAGTTTGCTAAGATGCTTTTGGCACTTGAAGAAAAAAATTATCACGAGGCTCATTTACAAATGCTCGATTCACGTTGGAGAAAACAA